GTTAAGAAGCCTAGGTTCTGTGTGTGCGATACGATATCTTGTAAAATGTCTTTCATTGAAAGTTCTCCTGTATATTAAGATTATATTTAGATCTAGAGTAAAAAGCAACCGCAATTTACTCAAAGTCAAAAAGTTTGTTGAATGTATTATCCGAACGTGTGCCACTGATGTCCCATTCCAAAACACCAATGAGGTTTTCTAACTTTTCATCGATAACTGCATTTTCCATTTCAGCATCATTGAAAGGTAAGTCTTTGAACCATTGAGGCAATCTCAGTTCATCAACAGGGTATGCAACGGACGTATAGCCCATTGGATTATCTTTGACTTTACAAACAATGACTTTAGCACCGTCTGTAATACTCATAGAATATTTGTCATCCATCATACGCTTTAAAGTGTTCCAGTTAAGGCTAGCACGAACGTGCCCTGGCATGTTGGCTTTACCTGCTTTCTTTTCTTTGTCGCGATATTCTGAAATCTTATTTGCTCGCTTGGGAGATCCTTTTTCCCAACCGGGCCTAGTTTTAAACTCAGTACGGAAGTTGGTAATGTATTCAAGAACAGACTCTTTGGTACCATTATTTAGGACCATAGTCAACACTTCACTTAAAAAGTCTTGAATGACTACCGGTGTATCACTACGCTTTAGATCCAAACCCATGGCTTTGATCTTACCTGGTTTACCATCTACGTCTGCACGTTTGCCTTCTTTATCATAGTAAAGCACGGCATAGCGTTTCTTGGTAATGAACAAGCCACGGCTTGCAACAATTTCACGTCCTGCTTTAATAACTTCACCACGTGTCTTTGGACAGTGGAAAGCATCCAACATAAACTTAGAGAAAGTTGAGTTTACTTCCTCTCCGATTGTGTCGTAGAGTTCGATGACATTTTCTTTAGACCAAGGGATGTTTCCTTTTTCAATGTCCTTCTTAAGAGTGCTATAAGCACTAAAATAACAACTGTCAGTGTCGCCATATATAATTCCTTTACCTATGTGATCATTAGTTCCTGTGATGATCTCATTTACCTTGCCAGCCATATGACGAGCAATGGCCCGACCAGTTAGTGTAGTTGACTGTCCAATGCGATTATCAAAGAATCTACAACCAGGATTTAAAATAGCACCGTATAACGAATTCAAGTTAATTTTCTTAACCAGCTGTCGCTTGTCCCAGTATTCTTCTTCAATCTTGTTACCGGCCTTGATACAGTCTTTAAGTTTAGCCTGCATGTCTTTACGTTCAGCATACCAACGCTTTAACAGTCCGGGAATGATACCTTCTTTCTCGTAGGTAAAAATAGTTCCATTAGCACTGAGCATCCAAGGTTGATTGCTGTCAAAAATTAAATCATGAAGTTGTGCTGCCGATAATGTATCACTGCGGTCGTCTTCCCAGTCAATGGTAATTTCACGACCAACTTCTCTGTTCATTACCGCAGTATATTCTAGGCTACCAAATATACCTTCCCATGCTGATGCAAAACTTTTACCTTTGGCAATCTCGCCTTCAATAAATGCTTTAGTACCATCTTGACGTAGTTGTCCTACAATGGTTTCTGGCCCCATGTTCAAGGCACGAATTGCAGAGGGGTACAGTGAATTAATGTCTAATGAGCCAATCCACTCGTGAATACCTTTCTTGGGATAGGCAACATAAGCACCAGCGGCTTGATTACTAAAACCTTCTTCTCGACTTATTCTATTAGGAACAATGAATCCACGCTTGTGAGCTTCGTTGATAATGGCCTGTTCAGTCACTGCTACAGCACCCATTGTAGTCTGTAGCAACACAGTACATTCATGTGCCAGGGTGTTGGCAAGATCCATGAACTTTAGCTTCTTGTCAAGTTTATCTAGTAGGGCACAGTCTTGTCTGTTGTATTCAATAAACTTTCGAAAGTCATTGTTATACAGTTGATCAAGTGTACCTTCATAGACAGTCTTGTTCTCACCTATCTCCATTTCTCCAATAGCATCCAACCTATAGGTGTGTCGTTCTTCATAGGTGTACTTGCGGTACAACTCGAGACTGTCCAAATGAACACGACCAATAAAATCATAAGTAACAGCGGCTTTTCCATACTTTTCGTATTCTCGTTTCTTAGGGAATTGATTCCAAAGGCAGAATCTGCGGGTGTCTTCTTTGCTTAGAACTTTGGTAACACGATTAACGGTATAGGGAATATCGAAGCCTTCGCTGTTCCAACCACTTAGTACATCTGCTTCTTGAATCAAATCTAAGAACATGTCTAACATATCTGCTTCATTGTCAAACAAATAGGTATTAGGAAATTCCTCAACTTGCTTCTTGGCTTCTTCCATACTCAGGGTCTTGGGAGGAATAGCCAAACAGATCATAGTGTCTAACCATTGTAGGTGAACAGCAATCGCAGTAATTGGCATGAATGCATCTTCCGGTGATGCATAGCCACGTTCTGGATCAAAGTCCACCTCAATGTCGAACCATGCTACATTTAGTTTTGGTGCATCAACATTAAGATAGTTGTCTTCTAGGCAACGGTAAATGGGATTGATATCGCTTTCAAACAACTTCTTGCCGCTGTAGATAGCAAGTTCTTTGCGATGTTCTTTAACGTTTTTGGAACTAACTCGTGTTAACGGTTGTCCAAAGATTGAGGTAAATTTACCTTTAGGGTCTGGGTAATAAAATATATGACGGGCAGGATATTCTTTATAATGTCTAACACCTTTGTCGTCTCGTTCAACAACATTGATGATATCCTGCTCTCGATTATAGAAAGCGTCTACGTAACTCAAATTTTTCTCCTATGTCTTTTGTGGCAGACAAATACCAATGTGCGGTTTATGGCCCGCCGACCTTCTAACTTTATTTAACTAATTAGCATTCTTGCTAGACCAAGGCTGTCAATTGCGGTCAACAAGATATAATTAGCCAACATACCAAAGCTCTTCCTAGTCCATGCAGCCCAAGCATACATAGCACAGCCACTAATCCAGATAGGATATAGTATGAGAAGAGGAGGACTAGGGACTGTGACTGCCATTGTGATACTACAGCCAATAGATACAGCCCAAGCAAGGAGCTCAACAATAAACCTAGGCTTATTAGAACTCCAGTCATCCTTGATCCATTCTAGAGTTGGTTTTAATATTTCATTCATTCAGGCAAACGCTTGGTTACGCCAAGAATCATTTCAATGTCATTCCATTCTTGTTCGTGATCTTTCCAATTGTCTTTGTGTGCAATTGAAATTGCCTTGTTAATAACGCTGGGTTTGATTTGTAATTCTTCTGCAACTGCTTTTACAGTTTCTTTAAGACCTTCTTTGAGATCTTCTACTTCACGCAAGACATTTCCGCCTTCAGTGATCAATCTTTCTAACTTGGCTTTTTCTTCAGGTCCATACATTCTTGTCGACATAATTGTTCTCCTATAGGACTATTATACAGTCAAAGAAAAAGCCGGTCAATGATTAACCGGCTTTAGGTGTCCATATTGGACTGATTAGTTTTGGTCTTCTGCTAGTACATCGTACATTTCAAATACGCCGCCCATACGCTCGTAGACCATACCTGCATAGACTTCAGCCTTCATGCCTTCGCCTAGTTTCTTTTTAGCAATACGTTGTGCCCAAGCAAATAACTCTTGATCAATTGCATCAATTTGTTGTTGGCCGCCGCTTTCAACAACCAATGTCATCATTTCACGGAAAGTTAATTTTTGTTCAAATGATTCAGCAACAACCTTTTTAGAGCGTGTTGTTGACTCATCTTTCTTAGATTTTTTTTCTTCTTTCTCTGCTTCCTTGCCTGTGTACTTGTCACCTTTAACAGCAGTACCAGGTTGCTTCTTGCCACTCATATCTGTCCAAGGCTTGTCAGTCTTGGTAGCTTCTTTAACTTCTTTCTTGGCAAACGGATTTACACCTTTCTTTGGACCGTCTTTCTTGTCAGCAACTGCTTTCTTCATTGGTTCTTTCTTGTCGCCATCTTTGTCCATGTCTAGGAAGTCAGGCTTTGCACCTTCTTCCATTTTCTTTTTCTTGTCAGCTTTCTTTTTGTCAGCAGCTTCTTCTTTCTTAGCCTCGACCATCTTCATAAACTTAGATTTAAATTCTGGTTCTATGCTTTCTTTCTTGGCCTTTTTCTTAGCTGGCTTGTCATCTTCGTCATCGCTGTCAGTCTCAGCCTTGCTACCACCGTAGTTTTTACCTGCTGTGTGTTTGATACCAGTAGCAGTCTTTTCGATAGTACCACCTGTTGAACTTGGCTTTTTGTCACCCACTTTCATTTCTTCTTTGACTTCTTCGTCTTTCTTTTTCTTGGCTTCTGCTACATAGGTAGTTTGGCCAGCTAGAACGCGAAGTTGTGCATCTTCGTTAAGCTGTACAGCTTTGGCAATTGTTGGTGCAGCTGGAGTAGCAATTGGAGCATCCATGCTGTCTAGTTTGCTGAGTATTGATTTAAAGTCCATTTTTAAAAATCCTAAGTTTTAAAGGTCGTATTGTATTTATCTTTTGATTGCAGAGCCGCCACCAAATATATTGCTGCTTTTCATATCAAGAGCATTTTTGGCTGTGCCATCCTTGTTTTTAGCTTGTACAGCTTTGGGAACATCTGGTGCTTTTGTACCGCTTTTGCCCGGACTGCCTGTATAGCTCTTGTTTCCTCGGTCTTTGCCAATGGCTAGATGCGGGCTTACAACAGTACCTATATTAGCGGCACTGGTTGCTCCTGCTGTAGCTGATTCAAAGACTTCACGTATTTTCATATAGTATTTATTTCATTGCTATTTGAAACGATTTAAGTTTATCACTACGTTGATCAAGGTGTTTAAGCCCGGGATTAATGCCTTTGGTAACATCTTTAACGTTATCGTAGCTTATAGCTTTATTGCTGACTCTTTCTTTCCAAAACCATACAGCTACTTTAGCGGCTACTTCGGGTTTTTCTACTAGTTGTGGCTTTTCTGCTAAAGGTAAACCTAGTGCTTGCCCAGCTTTGGCATAGTTGTACTTGCCTGTTAATTGAATGTATCCGCGCCCTTTATACTTGGCACCGTCGCCGGGTTTGGTATTTCCTAGGGCTTTGGCTTTCTTTGGAGCAAATTTAGGATCGTATTTCTTAAAATCCAAACTGCCGCCTATTTCTTTCATGTGTTTGAAATCCATTGTTTCGTGAGCACATTGTGAAAGAAACGCCGCAAGCTCTTTACCTTCAATGCCAGCTTTCTCTGCTGCTTTCTTTAATACCACTTCGTGTGGATTACCTGTAACTGTTTTAGCAATATCTTGTTTGCTGACCTGTTGTACAATGCTGGGTTTTTCTACAGGTTTCTTTTTAGCAGCTTCAGCATCACCATGTGATCCTAATGCGGCAGCACCTAAGGCAGCACCAGCTACCCAGTCTTTCCACCCTTCGTCTGTTAGGTCTTCTTTCTTGGCACGACCAGCTTTCATGTTAGCTAGCCAATGTGCCATGCGAGCTTTTTCACCTGATGAATTCTTAGCAGTTTTGCGTAGGCTACTTACACTGGCTTTGGTATTAACTCCACTGCGTTTAGCAAGACCTTTGCGTCCAGGCTTTTTGCCATCGGCAAAGTTTTCATTGATAAACTCGTGAGCT